GAAATTTGTATTTGAAAAATTTAATAGCGTATTTGAATATGTGAATTCGATGTTTTATAATTTTGATATAAATGGATATGATTATTTTCAGTATGCAGAATATGACGCTAAAGAATCAGGCCAATATAATTGGCATACAGATTTAAGTTTTGGCGAACATTCCAAAGATGTATACTCAACTAGAAAATTATCAATGAGTATGCTTTTAAATACTCCAGGAGTAGATTTTGAAGGTGGAGACTTTTCAACATTTCTTTCTAAAGAACAAAATATTCCATTAAAAAAAGGTGAAATACTTATATTCCCATCATTCATTGTTCATAGCGTTAAACCAGTAACTAAAGGAATTAGAAAGTCGTTGGTCATTTGGGTTACTGGACCAAAATTTAAATAATATATGATAATTTTTCGTAATTTACGTTGGAAGAACTTCCTAAGCACTGGCAACTTTTTTACTGAACTTAAGTTAGACAACGACAACACCACATTGATTGTTGGCTCTAATGGTTCAGGCAAATCAACTATGCTTGATGCATTGACGTTCGTACTATTTGGTAAACCATTTCGTAATATCAACAAGGGTCAACTTGTAAATACTATCAATGGTAAAGATGCAGTTGTTGAAATTGAATTTGACACAGGCAACAAATCATACAAGATTGTACGTGGCATCAAACCGAATATCTTTGAGATTTACTGCAACGGACACTTAGTCAATCAAGATGCCGCAGTCAGAGACTATCAAGAACATCTAGAGAAATTCATTCTCAAACTCAATTACAAATCGTTTACTCAAATTGTTGTTTTGGGTTCAGCGTCATTTACTCCATTCATGCAGTTGTCTGCAAGTGATAGACGTTCTATCATTGAAGACTTGTTGGACATTCAAATCTTTTCACGCATGAATGGTGTGTTAAAAGATAAATTTCTTTTGTTGAAAGAAAAACACTCTCAGACAAAGTATGCAGTAGACTTGAAGAGTGAAAAGATTCAATATCAAATTCAATTCATTGATTCTTTGAAAAAGAGCAATCAAGCACAAATTTCATCTAAGCAACAAGACATTGCAAACACACAATATCTAGTTACTGAAAGCGAAAACAAGTGTACAACGATACAACAGAATTTGTCTGATTTGTGTGTACAGATTTCAGACAAAGATAAAGTTGATGGTAAGATGACAAAGTTTTCTGCTATCAAATTAAATCTGAACAAGACTCTTAAGAAAGTCAATACTGACATTTCATTCTATCACGACAACAATGATTGCCCGACATGTAAGCAGGCGATTAATGAAGAGTACAAAGCACACATTCTTGAAGAAAGAAATAAAAAGATTGAAGAAGTAAACGATGCGTTGAAAAAAGTCGATGAAGAACTCAATCTACTGAATACCCGATATGAAGGCATTCAAATCTTTGTTGAAGAAATTCAAGCACAGAATTCTCAGTTGACATTCGAACAAAGCGAAATCAAAGCTAATCTTAGATACATTGAAAGCCTTAAGAAAGAAATCGAAAAACTGTCTCATGTCAAAGATGACTTGCAGACTGAAGAAATCAAACTAACGACACTACATCAGGAACTTGCTGAGTTAGAATCTGAAATCAAAGAACTCTCAGAAGAACGTCTGTATTACGAAGTTGCAATATCATTGTTGAAAGACACAGGTATCAAAACGAAAATCATTCGGCAATACATACCAGTAATCAACAAGCTAGTCAACAAGTATCTTGCGGCATTAGAGTTTTTTGTGAACTTCAATCTTGATGAGTCTTTCAAAGAAACAATTAAGTCTAGACACAGAGATGACTTCACGTATGCATCATTCAGCGAAGGCGAAAAGCAACGTATTGATATGGCATTGATGTTGACATGGAGAGCAGTTGCCAAACTGAAGAACAGCGCCAGCACAAACATATTGATACTTGATGAAATCTTTGATTCATCATTAGACACAAATGGTACAGAAGACTTAATGAAAATCCTAAATATGCTTGAGGGCTCCAATCTGTTTGTCATATCGCACAAGGGCGATGTTCTACAAGACAAGTTTGCCAATGTGATTAAATTTGAAAAAGTAAATAACTTCTCAAGGGTCGCAAAATGAAAATATTAAATCAATATTTTGGACAAGATTTAGATAGACTATCAGAAATATTCTTTGATGAAAATTTCTATAAAGTAAGAGCAAGAAATGAATTTGGCACATATTTTGTTGCATTTTTTGAGAGACTAGATGATGCAGAAAATTTTGCAGAGAATTACGTATTAGGAGAAACCCATGAACCTTGAATTTGTTCCAGAAACATCACCAATTCTTTTGCAAGAATGTAAAGTGTTTGATTTTGATAATCCACCATTTGACCCTAAAGAGTTTGCACAAGCATTGCACAATAAGATGGTCAAGAGCGATGGGCTTGGATTGTCAGCAAATCAAGTCGGACAGCCATATCGTGTTTTTGTTATGAGAACTGGAGATGAGCCATATGCAATATTCAATCCAAAAGTTGTTGATGTATCAGATAAAGAACTTTCAATGAAAGAAGGTTGTCTAAGTTTTCCTCTGTTATATTTAAGTGTCAAACGTCCAGACTCTGTACGAATTCGTTTTCAAGATGAGAGTGGCGAAACAAGAACTGAAAAGTTTATTGGCATGACTGCACGAATTGCATTGCATGAATTTGACCATATGCTTGGAAAAGTGTATACTCAAAAGGCTTCACAATATGAAACACAAAGAGCATTGCGTAAACGTACAATATTAAAGCGTAAGGTGAAAAAAATCTAATATAAAAGGAGTCGGACATGAGTAACGAAGAAGATAAATTTAAAAAATCTAAGCGAATCCTTAAAGACAAAAATGCAATACGAAAGCAAATGAAAATTGCTAAAGCATATAATATACCAGTTGAGTCACCACACCAATTAGCTAAACATCATGTACTAGATTGTGGAAATCCAAATTGTGTGATGTGTGCAAATCCTAGAAAAGTATGGAAAGAAAAAACGATCCAAGAGAAACGTTTTGAACAAACTGAAAAATTTGATAATGATTAAAGAGAAATATCTTGGCGCATACATGAAGACTGCAAGAGTCTTTGCTGAATTGAGTACTTCAAAACGCAAACAAGTTGGTGCTGTTATTGTTAAAGATGATAGAATTATTTCAATCGGTTACAATGGTATGCCAAGTGGATGGGACAATGATTGTGAAGTTATTACCCATACAGATTTTACTGGCACTATAGTGACAAAAACAAAACCCGAAGTTCTTCATGCAGAATCAAATGCAATTGCCAAACTAGCAAAGTCTACCGAGAGTGGTGATGGTGCAAGTATGTTCATCACTTGCTCTCCATGCATAGAATGTGCTAAAATGATATTTCAAAGCGGGATCAAAGAAGTATTTTATGGCGAAGATTACCGTGATGATCGTGGTATTATTTTCCTAAATAAATGCGGTATAACAGTAAAACAAATATGAGTGTAGATACAATGAACAAACCAAAAATTGAAGAATCATCTCAATATCAAAATTTGATTGGCGAGAAAAAAGTGGCTGATAAACCTCTTTCTCTTTTAGACCACATGAATCTAGATGAAGATGAGAAAGAGAAGTATTCTGACCAAGGTGAAAAAGAATGGAAGAAACTTTGGAAAGGTATGCCTGAGTTTGAACAAGAAGATAATCCGACATACAAAACACTATATGTGCATTTCAGAACTGAATCGGATTACAAAGATTTTGCTAAATTAGTCAATCAAAATCTTTCAAACAAGACAAAGAGTATCTGGCATCCAGCACTTGATAGAACACAAAACTCTCTTCTTAGATGGGTAGTCGATGATTCAGAATGAATTCTTAAACGAAAAGCCGTTGATTCTTTTCGATAAATTTTTAAACGATTATGGAAATATTTTTGATATTGACCATAACGAAGCTAAAAAGATGTTGAGAGATGATTCTCTTTTTCGTAGACTGACTTCTGAGTGGTATGAAAAACTAGATCAGAACAATTTAGATGATGCATTTAAAGTGTATGATGATGATTACTATTTTGTAGATATTTTCAATTGCTATAGAACATACAGTAGAAGTTACATTAAACGATTGCTAAAGCCATCAATGGCAAATGGTGAATCTGTTTATGATTTACTTAAAAATTCTGCATCGTTTGTTGACATTGGCTGTGGAATCAGTTATAGTACATGTGCGATAAAAACTCTTTTGCCTAACGCAAAAGCATATGGCATCAATTTGAAAAACACTAAGCAATGGAAGTTATGTGAAGTCATGGCAAAGAAACATGATTTCAATCTGATTGAAAGTGTACATGAGATAGACCACAATGTAGATTTTGTTTTTGCATCTGAATACTTTGAACACATTCATAACCCGACTCAGCATGTAAAAGAAATCATTGATGCAATATCGCCAAAGTATTTTATTATTGCGAATGCATTTAACACACATTCGATTGGTCACTTCAAGACGTATGAATACGAAAACAAAATTGTAGATCAATCAAAAATTTCTGCTATATTTAATAAGTTCTTAGTTGAAAATGGATATGAAAAAGTGTTATGCAAAATGTGGAATAACAAACCAACAATATGGAGAAGAGTGAATGCATAATCCTGAACATCCAGTTTATATCATATCAAAGGGTCGTGCTGACTCAATGATTACTTCAAGGTCTCTTTCAAGAATGAAAGTGCCTCACTATATCATCATTGAACCTCAAGATGAAATACCATATGAAAATGCACTAGACACATTCAATATTAGACCATGGGTTACATTGATTGTTGCACCATTTTCAAATCACGGTGACGGTCCTGGTCGTGCAAGAAATTATGCTTGGGATCATTCGATATCTATTGGTGCAGAAAAACATTGGGTGATGGATGACAACATTTCAGATTTCTATAGACTACATAAGAACCAACGAATTCGTGTAGAGTCTGGCATACTCTTCTATATCTGCGAACAGTTTATTGATAGATTTGAAAACGTTCCTGTGTCTGGTCTGCAATATAGATTCTTCATTGCACCAAATCAAAAGTATCCACCTTTTGTGAAGAACACTCGAATCTATTCATGTCTTTTAATTGACAATGCTTGCAAACATCGTTGGCGTGGTCGTTACAATGAAGATACAATTCTAAGTCTTGACGTTCTTAAAGATGGTGATTGTACAATTCAATTCAATGTATTCATGCAAGGTAAAGCCGCAACTCAAACTGTCAAAGGTGGCAATACTTCAGAATTTTATCATGCTGAAGTTGGTTTTGATGATGAAACTGGTGAAGCAATTAAAGCAGATAAGTTAGTTGATGCAAAAGGCAAAAAATACAATGAAGCTGGCACAATTGCAAAATCACAAATGCTTGCCGATGTTCACTCAGACGTTTCTAGCGTTGTTTGGAGATATGATCGTTGGCACCATTACGTTGACTACTCTCAATTTAAAAGCAATCAGTTAAGATTGAAGCCAAACATAATTATACCGAATGAAACTAACAATTATGGAATGAAACTTGTTACGAACTGGCAGGGTTAAATTATGAAATTAAATTTATTTGGTGATTCATACGATGAACCAACTAAAAAGTGTTCCAAGTGCAAACAAGATTTGCAATTACATATGTTTGGTAAAGCAAGTGGCGGAAACTATCTTAGGGGTGAATGTAAAAAATGCAATAGAGAAATTTACAAGTCTAGGGAAAAAGCCAAATCTACTGCCTCAGCAGTACCAACCAATCATATTTGTCCTATTTGCCTCAGAAAAGAAGATGCTGTAAAAAATAGAGGTGGCAAAAAATCAGGTACATGGTGTTGTGACCATGACCACGTTTCAGAAAAATTTAGAGGATGGTTATGCCATGATTGTAATCGAGGCATAGGTAATTTAGGTGAAGATATAGCTAGATTGCAAAGATCAATTGAGTATTTAAGTGATGCAAAAAAACATCAAGAGACTTCTAAGTTAACAGAATTTTTTATTTCAGACCCTGTAAGTGGTTGATTCATAAGGGGTTTTTCTTCTATTTTTGAGAAAAACCCCTTTATTTTGTACAAATGTGTTGTTTTGACGCTACACTACATCAAATAATCGTTGACTTTCATTCCTGCTATGCTATACTGTATACATAGATTGAGATTACAAAGGAATTTATGTCACACATTGAACATCCTGCCGCATATGAAGCCGCTACCAAGCGCAACATCATAAACAATGCTACCAAAACGTTCTACAGGACATATCCCGATGCTGGCGATATCGTCCAATTCCTTGTTGACAATTCTGAGAGGAATTCTTTCTATTCAAATCTTCTAGGTTCGTTGAACACTTATGGTAAGTTGACAGAAAAACAAGTTCTTGCTGTACGCAAATCAATTACCACTCAAGCTGAACGTAAAGCACAATGGATTGCACAGGCGGCAGAGAAAAACGTAACACGTACATTCCTTGGCACCGAAAAGAAAAAGATTACTGTTACTCTTACAGTTAAAAAAACAATTGTAGTTGATCGTCCTAAATTTTACTGGGCTGATTCTGGCAGAAGTCTTCTCCGTATTTGCGAAGATGTAGATGGCAATGTAATTGTATTCAGCGGCAATGCAGATTTTCCTGCTGAAGGTGAAACTGCAACAATTACCGCTACTGTAAAAATGCACCGCTACTATAAACAAAACGACATTGAAGTACCACAGACAGTTATCATCCGTCCCAAGACTGTTGCCATTGTGCAACAGCCTGTTGCAGAAACCGCTTGACATTTTAATCCACCTGAGTTAAGATACATACATGCTTAAAACACAAATTTCAAAATCCACTCTAGCAAAGTTACTTGCTACAGAGAATATTTCGGTAGAGTATCGCAAGGTGCAAACTGCATCATTCGATATCGTGAATCGCCGTCTTACTCTTCCCATTATGAATGACACTACACCTGAAATGACAGACCTTTTGGTTGGTCATGAAGTTGGTCACGCATTAGACACACCACAATCATACGTTGAATCAGCTAAAGCTGGCGGTTCTGCATTTTCTACATTCTTGAATGTTGTTGAGGATGCAAGGGTTGAACGTAGAATGAAGGATCGTTATCCTGGTTTACGTAAGCCTATGGCTATTGCATATCGTCAATTTACTGAACGTGATTTCTTTGGCATCAAAGGTCAAGATGTAAATGAACTTATGTTGATTGATAGAATCAATTTGCATTTTAAACTTGGTGCAATTGCAGGCATTAAATTCAATGCCGAAGAAATGATGTACGTTAACGAAGTTGAAACGGCAGATTCGTTTGAGCAAGTGAAAGATATCACCGAACGTTTGTATGATTTTTGCAAAGCAGAGTTAGACCAAAAACGTCAAGAGGCTAAAGAAGAATTCGAAAGACGCAAAGAGAATGGCGAATTCGATGGCGAAGATTATGATTATGATAATGACGATATTTTCGGTGATGATAACGAAGACTATGATGACGGAGATTCGAATAGTTCTGGCTCTGGTTCTGATAATGATGAAGATGACGATTATGAATCAGAAGAACGTTTTGACAATGGCTATTCTAATGAGCCGACATTCGAACAGGCAATGCCTAATGAGTTGAAGGTGTATGGCGATGAAGTTAAATCTGTAACGGATGAAAAATTTCAACAAGCATTGAAAGGTCTTGCAGAAACAAAAGAAATTAATGTTGGTAAGATCGTAAGTCAAAAGAAAATCAATTTAAAGAATTATATTGTTCCTTTCAAAGAGTTACAATTCTTTGATGAATCAATCTATGATAATGAAGAATTGAAAGGTCAAGACCGTTATGATACTAGTCTGCTGATGAAATTCGAAGCCAAGAATAAGAATCCAATTGCTTATCTTGTAAAAGAATTTGAAATGAAAAAGAAAGCGGCTGAGTTGCGCCGTGTAACAGTCTCCGATACTGGTACACTTGACACTAACAAATTGCATACTTACAAATTCAATGACGATATCTTCCGTAAGATTGGCTCTGTTGCACAAGGTAAGAATCACGGCATTGTAATGTTCATTGACTGGTCTGGTTCAATGACAGACAATATGGCTGGTACAATCGAACAATTGATTACAATGGCAACGTTCTGCCGCAAAGTGAATATTCCGTTTGATGTTTATGCTTTCACTACTGAGTATCACAAGTGTTTGACAAACCGGCAAGAGCGTTTCGATATAGATACCGAAGCCAATCAATTAGACATTGACCATCTTTCTTTGATGAATATTTTGTCTAGCAGTATGAAAAACCAAACGTATCGCAAATTTGCAAATGATTTGTTGAATGTTGCTGAAGCATATCAACCTTACTTGCACTATCGTAGAAATTATAAAGCAAACTATATCAAAGAGGGCATGGGTCTCGGTGGTACTCCGTTGAATGCAACAATTCAAGTGGCATCTAATGTTGTCAACGATTTTCGTAAACGCACTCGGTCTGAAATTGTGAATGTTATCTTTTTGACTGATGGCGAAGACAGTAGCACATTGTGGACTTCATCTGGTGAAGCATATCGTGGCACTCGCATCGGACCTTCTGACTTCCGTTCAGTATCTTATATTGAAGACAAAGATTCCGCAAAGAATTATCGTGTAAGTGACAAAGGTGTAACACCAACGTTATTGCAAATTCTAAAAGATCGTACTGGTTGTAATTTGATTGGATTCTACATCCTGCCAAAAAGCAAACGTTACTTCCAAAATGCAATGACACGTTTCAATATGATAATGACGGATGATGGATACAAACAATTCCGCAATGAAAAGTTTTTCTCTATCAACGGATATGGATACTCTGAGTACTTCTTAATTCCTGGTGGCAATGATTTGTCTACCGATGATGATTCGCTATCAGACATTCTTGGCGAAAGCAAAGATGTTTCTGCACGTAAGTTGAAAGGTGCATTCTTAAAGATGAACCAGAATCGTTTGACTAACCGTGTTTTACTTTCTAGAGTAATCAAGGAAATTGCTTGATGTTGCGTAAAAACAACAGTCCAAAACAATCACTTGACTCGCCATAAATACTCTGTTAAACTACTAGTATTGAAATTGATTTTTACTTGAAAGAACCTTTATATTATGACTACCAAAGCTGAAAAGATTTTATTTGTCACCGAAGCCGCAAAACGTTTTGGTGAAGTTGTGACCCACGATCAACTGGTAACTCTATCAGAAGAAACTGGAATGAAACGTCAAGTGTGGCTAGAGGGCAAACAATACCGAGTTGCACGTGGCAAGTACCAATTGCCTCTTCAAGAATTCAACATTAACATGGCTGGTCTCGCATTAGTCAAATCTAAACCTATGACAATTAGTGAACCGACTGTAACGCCTGTTACAAAAGCAATTGCAAAAATGTCATCCGTTGCACGTATGCAAGAGGGTGCAATTATTCCTAAAGTGAATTCTTTGTACGTGCCTTTCGGTTTCTTTGATAACATGAAACGCATTGTTGCATCAAAGAAATTTTATCCAGTATTCGTTTCTGGTCTCTCTGGTAACGGCAAGACTTTCATGGTTGAGCAAGCCTGTGCCCAATTGAAGACAGAATGCCTCCGTGTAAACATTTCACCAGAGACTGATGAAGATGATTTGATTGGTGGTTTCCGTTTGATTGACGGAGAAACAAAATGGTTTGACGGTCCAGTTGTTCAAGCAATGAAGTCTGGTGCTGTTTTGATTCTTGATGAAATTGATCGTGGTTCAAATAAACTAATGTGTCTGCAAGGTGTACTTGAAGGCAAAGGTTTGTTCGTTAAGAAGACTGGTGAATTCGTTGAGCCAGTTACGGGTTTCAACGTTATCGCTACCGCAAACACTAAAGGTAAGGGTGATGAATCTGGTCGCTACATGGCAGCCACAATTCTTGATGATGCGTTTCTCGAACGTTTCCCAATTACAGTTGAGCAAGAATATCCTGATGTTAAAATCGAAACCAAGATTTTGACTAAGTTGTTTGCAAGTCTTGACATTGATGACAAAGCATTTGCAGAAAATCTTGTGAAGTGGGCTGATATCATTCGTAAGACTTTCGAAGAAGGTGCTATCGATGAATTGATTTCCACTCGCCGTCTGTCTCACATTGCCGAAGCATACACCATCTTCAACGATAAGATGGAAGCAATCAAGTACTGTATCAACCGTTTCGATGGTGAAACAAAGACTGCATTCCTTGACCTCTACAGCAAGATTGATGCTGGTATCGATCCGACTGCCGAAGTGAAGTCCGAAACAAATACGGATGAAGTTCCGTTCTAAATCTCCTTGGCATAATTGAAAATATGCCTTTAGAGGCCACTTGACGTGGCCTCTTTTTTTATATATAATAGTGTAAGATAATTTAACAACATGGAGAAAATATGCAATTTGAAATTGATATTGAAAAATTAAGAACCAAAAAACTGTTTATTGCAACACCGATGTATGGCGGACAATGCCACGGGTCTTATACTAAAGCAGTTTCTGACTTAATGGTATTATGTACCAAATATGGAATTGAAGCGAGACTATTCTTTATCTTCAATGAATCACTAGTGCAACGTGCTAGAAATTACTTGACAGATGAATTTGTTCGAAGTGAAATGGATTACATGCTATTCATTGATAGCGATATTCATTTTGAAGCACAAGACATTTTCGTTATGATGCACCATGCAATCACTAGGGATGACATGGATGTTATTTGTGGTCCATATCCAAAAAAAGCAATTTCTTGGGAGAAAATCAAATCAGCAGTTGACAAAGGTTTCGCAGACCAAAATCCAAATCAATTGGAAGAGTTTGTTGGCGACTACGTTTTCAATCCAGCGGAAGACACTCAAACTTTTCGACTTGACGAGCCAGTTCAAGTGAAAGAAAGTGGCACTGGATTTATGCTCATTAAGAGAACTGCATTGGAGAAATTCGACAAAGCATTCCCAATGCAAAGCTATAAGCCGGACCATGCACGTACAGTAAACTTTGATGGTAGCAGAGAAATCATGGCTTACTTTGATTGCGTTATTTGCCCAGATACAAAACGTTATCTCTCTGAAGACTATATGTTCTGCCAGTGGATGCGTAAAGCTGGTGGAAAAATTTGGTTGCTTCCATGGTTACGTTTGAAACATGCTGGCACTTATATCTTTGGTGGTTCGTTAGCCGCATTAGCCGCTATCAATGCGTCACCAACGGCAGGTGAAAATGTTTCAAAAAGAGGAAACGGTGTGTAATGATAGATTATCGTTATAATGAAGATAAGACTTTGAAAGAATTGAAGTCTTATATTGATACAACATACAATCAACATTACTCCCGTGACAAATTTCAAGCAACAGAATTCATCATCGATGGTGGACATGGTGAAGGATTCTGTATTGGAAACGTGCTGAAATATGCACAAAGGTATGGCAAGAAAGATGGAAGAAATCGTAAAGACTTGCTAAAAATTATACACTATGCTATAATCATGTTACACGTACATGACTTAAATGAAGGAAATGAAAATGAAATTAAGCGAATCAACAATCAATGTTCTTAAAAACTTTGCTACCATCAATGCTGGTATGCAATTCAAAGAAGGCTCCGTAGTACGAACTATCTCTAAAGGACAGAACGTGCTCGGTAAAGCTACAGTAACAGAAAACTTTGAAAAAGATTTTGTTATCTATGATCTGAATAGGTTTCTTTCTCTTTGCAGTTCTTTAACTGATCCTGAGATTGTTATCAATACTGATGCAAACAATCTTACAGTTAAATCTGGCACATCTAAAACTACATACGGACTTGCAGATGAGTCTATGATTGTAGCACCGCCTGCAAAAGAGTTAAAGATCGAAAACTCCGAAGTGAATTTTAGACTGACAAAAGACGATATGAATCAAGTATTGAAATTGTCTGGCATCTTGGGTCTCCCAAACATTGCAGTTGTTGGTGATGGCGCAAGCATTTCTATTTCTGCACTAGATGTTAAGAATAATGAGTCCGATAACTTCTCAATCAAAGTTGGTGAAACTACATCTACTTTCAAAATGATTTTCAATACAGAAAATCTGAAGATGGTTCCTGGCAATTATGATGTTGCAATTTCATCTAAAGGTATTTCACATTTCAAACATGTGACTGACCAAATTGAATATTGGATTGCTACTGAAGCTGGCTCTAAGTACGAAGGATAATATTATGAAACAAAAAGGCTCATACAACGTAAGTCATCCCGATGGATTACTTTCTACAATCAATGTGCGGTTGCCCGAAACTGTGAATGAAGAAATTAAGAAAGTGTGTATAAAACATGATATTTCAGTATCTGCTTTTGGTAGAAAAGCATTTATTGCATATTTGAAATTTATTAAAGAAAAGGAATCAATCTATGAGCAGTAATGTGATTGTTCCATCTTCTCCAGAAGATCGTAAAAAGATTCTGGATGCACTTGTCGAAATTTCAAATTCACTCACTCGCATTGAAGCAGAACGTGATTTGATTAAAGACATTCTTGTTTCAGTTGAAGATAAATTTGAGTTGCCTAAAAAGTACACTCGCAAACTTGCAAAGATTTATCACAAACAAAACTTCACCGAAGTTCAACAAGAACAAGATGATGTTGAATCCCTTTATGAGAGTGTGGCTAAGTAACACTCGCTTGCATTCTAACATGCAATGTGTTAGAATATATTTTTATGTTATGATAAGGTGAACACATGCTACAAGATTTCTTGTGGGTCGAAAAGTATCGACCAAAAACTGTTGAAGACACAATTCTTCCAGCAGACTTAAAGGCTACGTTCCAACAATTCGTTGACCAAAAGAACGTTCCCAATCTAATTCTTACGGGTGGTCCTGGCGTTGGTAAAACTACTATCGCCAAGGCTATGCTCGAAGAACTTGGATGTAATTATATTGTTATTAATGGTTCGATGAACGGCAACATCGATACCTTGCGAAATGAAATTAAAAACTTTGCCTCAACTGTATCATTCTCTGGTGGTCGCAAATATGTTATTCTTGACGAGGCTGATTATCTCAATCCGCAATCTACTCAACCCGCACTCAGGAACTTCATGGAAGAGTTTTCTGCTAACTGTGGTTTTATCCTTACTTGCAACTTTCTTAATCGTATCATCGCCCCTCTTCACAGCAGGTGCTCCGTTGTACAATTTAAGATAAACGCCGCAGACAAGCCAAAACTTGCTGGTCGTTTTATGAAACGTATGACTGGCATTCTACAAAAAGAAAATGTAGAATTTGAAGAGAAGGTTGTTGCTGAACTTATTATGAAACACTTTCCTGATTGGAGACGTGTTCTTAATGAACTGCAACGTTACTCTGCTACAGGTAAGATTGACACTGGAATTCTTGCAAATATCTCAAGTGACAATTTCAAGTCATTAGTTGATAGATTGAAAGCAAAAGACTTCACGGGTATGCGTAAGTGGGTTGCAGAGAATCTAGACAATGAACCATCAGTATTGTTCAAACGAATCTTTGACAATAGCAATGAATGCTTGAAGGCTGATTCTGTTCCACGTATGGTTCTATTGCTTGCTGACTATCAATACAAGTCTGCGTTTGTCGTTGACCAAGAAATTAACTTTGTCGCTTTCTTAACTGAAGTGATGGTTGACTGTGAGTTTAAATGATGAAAACAGTATTGACAAGAGAACAGAAAATTGAAATTTTAGGTAAGATTGGTGAGAAATATGTTGGCAACTATCTCGCTAAAAATCGAAAAGTCGAATTCTCATTAGACAACTTTGATTCTGAAAAAGATTTGATTGCTGATGGCAAGACTGTTGAAGTCAAAGTTGGCACACCATTCATTACTGAAGGTGCAATTGCATTCAAGAAAAGTCAGTTGACAAAATGTAGAAGTGTCGATGAATTTTATTTTGTTACTATTCCTGCACCCAAATATGAGTATAGATGGAGTGGTTGGCTGTTTCGTATCGAAAACAATTTCAAATGTAAAGTTAGAAACATCACACGATCAAATGGATGGATTGATGAAATGGTATTAGTGCCCATTGAACAAGACGCAGTAATTCCAATGTTTAAAGTAGAAGATTCTGTCATTAACGAAATGATGAAATACACTACATCAAAGTACTAATATGACACCATTTGAATATCTAAATGCTATCAATCAATCAAAAGAAAACTTGATGATTGGCACTGACAATGATGAATTAGCAGAAAAATCGTACAATGCGTACATCGTTAATAAAGGACTTTCTTACTTCTCAGACACCGTACTCTATGCAAACGAGATGAATGGTCGCCATTTACTCGAAAATAAACCTCAATTTTTGTATTTGCTAAATACCATTAGACCACGAAAACGCTTCAGTAAGTGGTTTAAGAATGAAATAGTTGAGGACATTAATGTGATTTCAGAATTTTTTGGCTATAGTTATGCTAAAGCTAGACAAGTGCAGAATCTCATAACCTCTGACCAGCTTAAAATCATGCGAGAAAAATTAGAAAAAGGTGGCTTGAAGTCTAAGGAGAAAAAGAATGGCGGTGAACATTGAAGACTTACTTGAAGTAAGATTGAAACAAGAAGACGATTTTTTGAAAGTAAAAGAGACACTAACCCGTATTGGCGTTGCATCACGTAAAGATAAAACCCTATACCAATCATGTCATATTCTACATAAAAAAGGTAAATATTATATTGTACATTTTAAGGAGTTATTTGCATTAGATGGCAAACCAACTGACTTTGAAGAGAACGATTTAGCGAGAAGAAACACAATTGCAAAGCTATTGGCCGAATGGGGATTAATTGAAATTGTCCCTAAAGCAACAAATGTTGAAGAACCTGTAGCACCATTGTCTCAAATCAAAATCATATCTTATAAAGAAAAAAATGAATGGCTCTTAACTGCCAAATATAATATTGGAACTAAAAAGAGAGAAGATGATTACCGGTCAACGTCAAGCACTTGACAAACGTTATATATTATGAGATAATGTTATCTCAAGACAAATTTAGGAAACTATATGAAATCTATTAAAGTATTGACAGCAGTAGCATTGACTACTCTCTCCCTAGTTGCCGTTGCGGCAGACAAACCAGCAGAAAAGAAACCTGCTGA